CTTTCTTGGTCATGGCACAAGACAACAGGCGTTGAGCTCAAAACGCTGGAGTCAGAAGCCAACGTCGCCTTTGCAGAATGCCTGCATACTTACAACGAAAAACGAGGCAAATTCTCAACGTTGCTTTGGTGCTCTATCCAATCCAAATTCAAGAACCTTTTAAAACAACACCAAAACAGATATGATGGTATTGAAGTTGAATTGGAAAAGTTGGCTTTATCTAATCCAGCAACACAAGAAAAAAATTGCATTTTCAAAAGCGCTATTAACAACCTCTCAAAAGAGGCAAAGGAAATTACGGCAATTGTTTTAAACGCGCCCGCTGATCTGCTTGCAATGATTCCAAAACCCAGACTCAGCAAACATCAACTGATGAAGTATTTGAGGCTCAAGGGTTGGAAAACACCGGCTATAACGAAGGCTTTTATTGAGATAAAAAGGGAATTGGACTTTTAAAAATACAAAAAATATTTTATAATAAATTATAGAGGAATGAATATGAATTTAGCAGAAAATCAAGCACACATACAAAGACATATACTTTTACACCAATATTTAGACGAACTTCTTGCTGACTTTATAATCCACACAAACAAACTGCCCAGCAAAACCAAAATAATAGAACTTATGGAATGGTCTTATCAACAAACCCAAAAACCAACAGAGACCCCCGTAAAATGAATCTATACTACAGTCAATACAACTGGTATGGCGAAATTCACAAACTATGGACACATGCCAAATGCCCAGCAGCAGCACACAGACATTTTATCGCAAAACTTGCCAAGCTGCTGGGCATATCAAACTACAGGTTAAGATGTCATTTTAACGGGTATAAGGACAATTTTAAAATTACACAAAAGGAGAAATAAAATGAAAATATTTATTTGTACTGATCATGATGGATTTTATCCTGTCGGAGTTGCGTCTGTTATTGTCGCTAAAGACGAAAAACAAGCTAAAAAATTATTGGATAAAGAATTAAAGGCAAGAAAATTAAATCCTTCCAAAAAAATACCATATACATTAATAAGTATAGATGAAAACATACCTTATGCTCACATTTTAAATGATGGGGATTATTGACCACAAAAGGGATATTATTATGCAAGATGAAAAAGACCGGCTTCTTGCTCTCATCAAAGAAAAAGATGAATATGCAATTGGAGCATTAAAACCTTAAAATAAACCTTGATTTTCTCTAAATAATAAAATATAGTATATTTGAATGGTAATGATAGCAATCCAAATTAATAATAAGCCTGAGAGTTCTCATATCGTGAGGTATGGGAGGGTCGCTATCGACTTCATTCGCTCTCAGGCTTTTTTATTTGGAGAATTCGATATGATAATTTACATGGCGACAAACAAAATTAATGGAAAGTCTTACATTGGGCAAACTATTGTAAATTTAAAACGCCGTAAATATATGCATATTTGGAATGCCTTAAACGAAAATAAAAATACCTATTTTGGAAGTGCTATTAAAAAATATAAACCTAAAAATTTTTCATGGAAAATATTAGATAGATGCAATGATATAAATAAACTTAACAAATTAGAATCTTTTTATATTGATTTCTATAATACATTTAATGATGGCTATAATCTAACAACCGGAGGAGAAAATTATAAAGCCTCGAATAAAACTAAACAAAAAATATCAAAGGCATTAACGGGTAAAAATAATCCTAATTATGGCAAGCCAATGACAGAAGAACAAAAAAGAAAAATTGCAAAAACAAATACTGGCAAACAACATCTCAAAAAAACAAAACAAAAAATGTCTAAATCACACAAGGGAAAAAGGCATTCAGAAACATCTAAACGAAAAATGTCTGAATTAGCAATAGGACATGAAGTCACTAAAGAAACAAGAAAAAGAATATCTACTTCTTTAACAGGTAAAAAAAGACCTAAGGAAGTTAAGAAAAAAATATCAATTACCTTGATGGGTAAAATTCTTTCAGATGAAACAAAAAGAAAAATGTCTATCTCTCATAAAGGCAAAAAACTTTCTGAAGAAACAAAAAAGAAAATATCTAAATCGCACAAAGGAATAAAAGCATCAATTGAAACAAAAAAGAAAATGTCTGAATCACAAAAAAGAAGAAGATTAAAGGAGATTCAAAATGCTTAAAGCTGATAAACAAAAAGATCACCTAATTAATCTTATTAAGAATCATACAGAATACGCAATCGGAGCATTACTGAAGATTTATTCATTCCAAACTACAGATGAACAATATTCCGGCAGCACTCAACACGACAATGCAATGGGATTCAATGCCGTTGACGCAGGATTCATGTCAAGCATGGCAAAACAATTCCTGAAAAAGGGAAGTCTATCTGAAAAACAAATCCCTTATGTTAAGCGTACAATGCTAAAATACATTATGCAACTTGAGCAAGTTGGCTTTGAGCCAGTGAATTTATCGCCAATAAAAACAGAAGCAATCCTGCCAACCATCAAAACAGCAACATTAGAGAAAAACAATATTGTCATTAAGTTTCAGTTCCCAAAAGGAGACCCTCAATTCTTTGAGATGGTTTCAAAAGTAAAAACTCTCCCTGGAAGACGATTTGTCAAAACACCAGAAGCTGGCTGGGTATGCCCATTATCAATTGAAGCAGCAGAAAAACTGACAGAATGGAAATTTGATATCTCTTCTGATTTACAAGAATGGTACAGAAAGATAACTGTTAAACCAGAAATTAATCACAACTTGGAAATCCCAGGACTGAAAAGGGACTTATATCCGTTTCAAAAAGAAGGGGCTGCCTTTATTGAAAACCGAAACGGAAGAGCGTTAATTGCAGATAGCATGGGATTAGGAAAAACTGCTCAGTCACTTGCCTATTTGCAATTACATCCCGAATTAAGACCGGCGCTGATAATTGTTCCTGCAAGTCTCAAATTAAACTGGGCAAAAGAAATTAATATATGGATGTCAAACACAAAAGAAAATGCAGACGTTCAAATTTGCTCTGGCTCTCCAAATAAAACATCCGGAAACCCTTTGCATGGAAATATCGTAATAATCAATTACGATATTCTCGGCAAATGGGAAGAAAGAATTCAAGAATACAATTTTAAAGTCGTTATATTAGACGAAGTGCACATGGTAAAAAATAATAAAGCCCAGCGAACAAAAGCAGTTATAAAAATTTGCAAAAAAATTAAACACGTAATTGCCTTATCCGGCACGCCAATTACCAACCGCCCTATTGAATTTTACAACAGCATCAAAATTATCGAACCCGGATTATTCCCAAGCAGATGGAAATTTGCCCACGAATATTGCGGAGCAAAACACAACGGATTCGGATGGGATTTCAACGGGGCTACAAATACAACTAAGCTACATAAACTATTAACTAATACCATTATGATACGCAGAAAAAAAGAAGACGTTTTAAAAGATTTGCCTGCTAAAACAAGATCAATTGTCCCTCTTAAAATTGACAATTACAAAGAATATAAATATGCAGAATCAAATATAATTTCTTGGATTAAAGAAAACGAAGGAAAAGAAAAAGCCGAAAAAGCATCACAGGCAGAAGTACTTGTTTCTTTTGAAAAATTAAAACAGCTTGCAATCAATGGCAAAATCAAACAATGCATAAATTGGATTGAGAATTTTTTAGAGTCAGATCAAAAACTGATTATATTTTGCACTCACAAAAAAACAATCCAACTATTAACAGAGCATTTTGGCGACATTGCGGTTAAATTAGATGGCTCAACATCTCTACGGGAAAGACAATTTGTAGTTGATAAATTTCAAGGCAATCCAGATATCAAGCTGTTTATTGGAAACGTTAAAGCAGCAGGAGTTGGGATAACGTTAACCGCTGCATCAAATGTTTGCTTCTTAGAATTTCCATGGTCAAGCGGAGAAGTTTTACAGGCTGAAGACAGACCCCACAGAATCGGCCAAAATGCAAGCAGCGTCAATATTTGGTTCTTATTAGCATCTCAAACTATTGAAGAAGACATTGTAAAATTACTTGAAAAAAAGGCCAATATTCTTGACCAAATATTGGACGGAAAAGCCATAGAAGAAAATAGCACTTTTAAAGAATTAATAGATGTTTTAAAAAATACATAGTTCAAGCAGAAGATAGGGCTTGACATTTCTCTTGAAATATTATATCTATATTATTATTAATATTTTAAGAGGAGAAATCAAAAATGAATAACTTTCAATTTTGTCTATGTGGGTGTAAGGAAAGAGTTAAATCTAAAACAGCTAAATTTCTTCCTGGACATAATACAAGGGGAAGAAAGAGACCAGAAAGTGAAAGAAAAAAAATTTCAGAAACAATGAAAAAAATAATGACCAAAGAAATGAGAAAAGCAAAAGCAAAGATTTGGAAAGGAAGAAAACATACAAGAGAAGCAAAACAAAAAATGAGAAAGGCCGCAATTATAAGAGAAAAACTAAAAAAAGAAAAAGGATTTAAAGTCTCAGAAGAAACAAAACAAAAAATAAGTAAAGCGGGCAAAGGAAGAAAACATACAGAAGAAACAAAACAAAAAATAAGTAAGGCCAAAAAGGGAAAAGTCATTATATCTGAAAAACAAAAACAGCAAATATCCCAAACTTTAAAAAAATACTTTAAAACCAATTCAAACCCGTTTAAAAATAAACACCATACAAAAGAATCAAAACAAAAAATGAGTAATGCACTTAAAGGAAAATACAACGGAGAAAAAGCATCTAATTGGCAGGGCGGGATTGACAGCAAACCATATGCTATTGGATGGGCTGCTTGGTATATTGAAAAAATCAGGGCAAGAGACAGCCACAAATGTCAAAATCCAAAATGTAAAAATCCGCATCAATTATTAGACGTACACCATATAAACTACGACAAACAAGATCATGACCCAGGTAACTTAATCACTCTTTGCAAAAGATGTCACGGAAAAACACAAAAAAATCGTAATTATTGGACAACTTATTATCAAGAAGTAATTAAAAATAAAAACATCTCTCAAATAAATATAAAAATAAAATCACGATGGGAAAATGTATATCCTACATAAACTTTAGGTCTCCAGGAGAAGTTTTACAGGCTGAAGACAGACCCCACAGAATCGGCCAAAATGCAAGCAGCGTCAATATCTATTATCTTATCGCGAACAACACAATTGAAGAATCTATTGCAGAAATCATCAGCAAAAAACAAAAAGTATTAAGTCAAATTTTAGATGGTAAAGAAATCAAATCAACCAGCGTTCTTACCGAATTAATCAGCAAAGTAAAAGGAGGATAAAATGGCGGACATGATATCTGATGACAAAAGACCGAAAATAGGAGATGCAAACTTTGAGGCATTGAGACCCGACAAAACTAAACTCCCGCAACCAACCAAAAGAGAATACGAAATCAATGCCTTTAATACAGCAATTAAAATGATGCGGGATTTTAGATACCGGCCATGGATGAGTAACCCGGATGTCATTGGCAGAGGCGGCAAACGCATTAACGAAAACGGGGAGGTTTATACCCCAAAATTCAGGAGGAAAGCATGATGGAAATATTTTTAACTTTTGTTCAATCTATATCAGATAATAGATTTTGGCTGCTGCCAATAATTCTACTTTGTATAGGGATATTGCTCATCAGGATAATCAGAGATGCTTGACGCACAACGATTTTGCAATGATTATAATATCGAATATGCTCGTAGTGGTAAACATTTTAGAAATGGATGGGCAAACCTCCCGTGCCCATTTTGTACCGGTCACGCTGGATTCCACTTAGGGATAAATATTGATGAGGCTTATAGTGTCTGTCATAGATGTGGATTTCACCCATTGCCCAAAGTAATCGCCGCTCTAACGGGCACAAACTATAATATAGCCAAAGACATAATAAAAAAATATTCTACTGTTTCTACTACTGTTAGACCGAATAACGATCCAAAAAACATCCCTTCTCAAATTAAATTTCCTTCTGATACAGGATCATTAACAAACAGAGCAAAAAAATATTTAATACAGAGAAACTTTGACCCTGACAAACTGGCCACAACATGGGGCTTGCTATCCACAGGGCATATCGGATTTTATAAAAATCGAATTCTTGCTCCAATTTATCAAAATCATATCCTTGTCAGTTATCAATGCAGGGATATTACCAATAAACATCCACAAAAATATCTTGCTTGTAACCAAGATGAGGAAATCGTTCAACATCAACATACCATATATGGCTTAGACCAAGCGCAAAAAAGACAATGCATTGTGGTTGAAGGCATTACAGATGTATGGCGCTTAGGCCCTGGAACAGTGGCAACCTTTGGTATTTCGTTTACAAAGTTGCAAGCACAATTGATTGCAAAACATTTTGACAAAGTGTTTATTCTGTTTGACGGCGAGCCACAGGCACAGGAGAAGGCAGGAGAACTTGGTTTTCTGATTGGAAGCGCTTTTAATAATCCTGTTGAGGTTATTAATTTGCCGTTTCTGATTTCAGATATCGATCCGGGAGATTTACCACAAAATATTGCAGACAAACTTATGGGTGAAATTGGGTTATAAAATAAAGGAGAAAAAATTATGAAAGCTGAAAAAACAATAGTAAAAATGGTTTTTGGTTCGCATCTATATGGTACGGCAACGTCTGATTCTGATAAAGATTTCAAAGGCATTTTTATGCCATCTAAAGAACAGATATTTCTTGGGCATATTCCTAAAAGCTATAATAGTACAACAAAACAAGGAGCCGAGAAAAATACTTCTGAAGATGTTGATACAGAAATATATTCCTTACATTATTTTATTAAATTAGCTTGTGAAGGCCAAACGGTAGCATTAGATATGCTCCATGCTCCCGACAATATGATAATAGAATCGTCAGACGTATGGAAAGCGATTGTTAAGAATAGAGAAAAGTTTTATACAAAAAATCTTAAAGCATTTATCGGATATGCAAAACGGCAAGCTTCTAAATATGAAATTAAAGGAAGTCGTCTGAATGCTACAGCCAAAGTTATCAAACTTTTGAGTGTACGTGATGAATCGGAAAAAATGAAGACTATATGGAACCAATTACCAACAGAAGAACATTTATATATGATTGAAACAAATAGAAATAGTGTTCGGCAATATCAGATTTGCGGGAAAATCATACAAGAGACAACTAAGATTGGATATGTTTTGGATATTCTAACAAAGTTTTATGAAACGTATGGCAAAAGGGCAAAAGAAGCTGCTGAAAATAAAAATATTGATTGGAAAGCTGTTTCTCATGCTTTGAGAGCAGCATACCAAGTGCAGGAATTATTGCAAGATGGGACAATAACATTTCCACTGAAAAAGGCTCCATTTTTACGTGCAGTAAAGCAGGGCGAGTTTGACTATAAAAGGATAGTTGCCCCAACACTTGAGTTAGTTATGTCTCATGTGGAAACCCTGTCAAAAACAAGTACCTTGCCTAAAAAGGCCGATAGAAAATTTTGGGATAATTTTATTATTGAAACCGTTGAGAAATATTTATAATAGATATTATAGTTTTTGATTCCAAAAAATAAATTAATTTTTCTCTTGATTTTTAACTTTTTATTATTTATTATATTGAAAATGTGTTTTTCTCCATTGTTTTGACTGAAGTCCCTGGCCGCTCTTCAGTCGCAAATTTCAAAGTCGGTGATCCCCGGCAGATATCCTGTTAATATCTGCCACACCGATTAACTACTCTGTTAATGTCCAGTAAGTGCTATGACCGCTTGCTGGACATTAACAAATATCTTTTAACCTTGTCATAGGAGGTATTAAATGAGACACAGAAAACATTTTGTCAAAGAAGAAACAACGGAGCCAAGACGAAGAAGACACCTTAAATAGAACTCCTCGAAACGAATTCGGATTACCAAATATTGTAATCCCTGCTGAAGTCTTATTTCATTCTGGATTATCAAGCACAGAAAAAATTCTTTTTGGGATCATAAATAATCTATCTGCCACAGAAGATGGATGTTGGGCTTGTAATAGATATTTATCCAATTTTCTTAATTTAAAAAGCCAAACAGTATCCAATGCAATATCTACGTTAAAAAACTTTGGCTTTTTGAAGGTCATTATAACCCAAAGAGCAGATGGAATGCAGGTCAGACGTATTTTTATTGACAAAGATTATCTTAAAAAATATGAAGAGATGTTAATAGAGGTATATAAAAAAATTAATAGGGGTGTTATTTTAAAAAAATCAAAACCCCCTATTAAAAAAATCAAAGAGCCTTATAATAATTCTCTTAATAAAATAGATAAAGAAATAAGTAATGAAATAGAAAATAATATATATACTCCTTTTTTGGAAAATTGGAATAAAAATAAAATTATCATTCATAAAAAAATAACATCCAAAAAAGAAACCTCTATAAAAAAAGCATTAAAAGATTATACCCAAGAAGAAATATTCAAGGCCTTCCAAAATTATGCAACTGTTTTACACTCTCCAGATTATCTTTGGAGTTATACCTGGACGATGGAAGATTTCCTTCAAAGGGGATTGCATAAATTTGTTGATGAAGCAAATCCCTTAAACAATAATTTTAAAAACAATTCCAAAACAACTACTCAACCTCAACAACAACCCCAACAATTATCTGAATCCGGTTTTCCGCTTATTCCTAAAACATTTGTTCCCAGAGATAGATATGAATATGAAAACGACAAATCAATGGATGAATGGCAAAGGGAGTTTGAAGCTAATACGCAAGAATTACTAAAATCTGATATCTGGCTTCCTCATCATAAACCAGATAAAATCAAGATTTTTAATGCTCTTGTCACGTGGCAGGAATGGACAGATAAAATTGACTACAGTCTTTACGGATTAAATATGGTTCAATCCAGAATAAACCCGTTAAAAAGATTGGTTTGGTATTTTGCTATTTGCGTTACAGAATGGTGGGGCGGCTGGATGAAGGGTGTGAAAGATGATAATTTGAATATCAATTCAAAAATATTCAAAATGTTTGTCAGGGAGCTGGAAGATTCACTTGCTTCTGTAAAAGTTGAAATTAAAAGTGGGGGATGGGTCAATGATTCTGACTGGGAATCACGGGATTAATTTAAATACAAAATGGAGGGGTTAAAAATGACACCGGGCGAAGCCATACATAAGCATTGTGTTCAATGTGTTGGAACAGGTTATCAAATTGAGGATTGCAAGGGTAATAAGCTTCTTGATGGTACAGCTTGCTTGTTTTTTAAATACAGGCAGGGCAAAGGCAGGCCGTCTGTAAAGATCATCAGGAAATTTTGCCTGCATTGTATGTGCGGCAGTTCCCAAGCTGTTCTGGAATGCTCAACAAAAAGCTGTCTTTTATTTCCATATCGCCTTGGAAAAAATCCAAATTTCAAAATGAGTGACGAAAGAAAAGCGGAACTCGCCTTAAGACTTGGAAAGGCAAGACTGGCTAAAGATATACATCAAAAGAAACATGGTTTTACAAAGGCTTTTGCCGTCTAATAAAGGGGTTCATTTCTAAACATATATATTGGATATGCCTTTTCTTGAAAAATGCCGTTAAAACTTAAATTTCAAAGTATTTTTAAAAATAAAATAGATATTGTATAATACAAAATATAAAGAAAAAAACTATTAATTTTTGACAAACAATTTTTTAACAAAACAAAAGGAGGCCGAGATGGCAAATGCAGACAAAAACAGTATTGCTTATTTGAATTATTTGATTAGAACGTATGAATCACTTACAAACATGATGGCAGCGACAAAAAACAGGTTGCAGTCGCTCCCAGGGGATCATCCTGTGAAATTTGATAGGATTTTACATGGTGAAGAAAAAGAAGAAGGGCTTGAAACAATCAAAGGCCGAATTTCAAGATTGATTGGCAAAGAACTTCCGGCATGGGACGTATGGAATTTATGGTTAAAAAATGTCCCTGGAATCGGTAACGTAATGGCAGCCGAATTGATAATGCTGTATTATTATAAATACATTCCCATTTGCAAAGATTGCGTAACGGTTCTTGAGAAAAAAGACAGAACTTATTGGTGCCCGAAATGCGAAAAGAGCGTGAAAGGTGAAGGCAACCTCGACTATATGCTTGGATATAAAGACTTCCCGAATATCTCTAAATGGTGGGCATATATGGGACGGGATATTCAAGATGGTGCTATGCGAAAACGTAAGAAGGGAGAGCAGTTAAATTGGTCAACAAATGGCCGGAGACTTGGTTTTCTAATTGGAGAGAGTTTTAATAAGCAACAGCCAGACCATCTTTATAAAGCTGTTTTGCTTTCTGAAAAAGCTAAGTATGAAAAGAGTCAGCCGGATATTTCAAAGGGCTGGAGGCATAACAAAGCAAAGAATAACATGGTCAAATTGTTTCTTGCTCATTTCTGGACAGTGGCAAGAACACTTGACAAGAAGTCTGTGACAGAGCCTTATTCAATGGTGATAATGGGGCATACCGGATATATTAAGCCTTTTTATTTTGAAGAGCCAGAGGGCATATGAAATCTATCATTTTTCTGCGAGCTAATGCCAAAATGAAGTCTATTCCCAGTGTGCGAGCTAAAAGAGAGATGAAATCTATCTTGACGTTGCGAGCTATCCTTTTGATGAAATCTATTTTTTAATTGCGAGCTAATGGACGGATGAAATCTATTTTTTAACTGCGATCTATTCAATCGATGAAACCTACTGAAACCTTGCGCAACTAACAACATTAAGAAAGGAGAAACAATATGGTAACAAAAGAAACGATGGTAAAGTGTATTAAAAGTGATGTGCAATTTCGTTTAGACAAAGAAGACAGTACTATGCTTCAATTGCGATTAAATTGGTTAGCAAGGGAAGTTCGAAATGCAGAAGAAAATTTGGAAAAACATACAACGACTTATAACGAATTTGTAGAAGCTAATGCTGAAAAAATATGGACATTAAGCAATTGGCCTATAAAAAGTCAAAAAGAACTAAAAAAACTAAAAGAACTAAAAAAAGAAAATTAAATAGTAGAACTAAGGAGGTAGGCAATGCCATTTGATGAAATTCCTGAAAATATAACAGAAAGCTATCCTTGCAAATGTGGAGGCAACATTACAAAGCAAAATGGAATATGGGAATGTGATTTATGCACGTTTAGAAAATATGAAAACCCATCTAAATTATCTACCCCATCTAAATTAACAGAAGAAACAGAATAAATGCCTATAATTGCAAAATATTGAAAAAAGGTTAATATGAAAGAAAATAAATGTCTGTAATTGGCAATATTGTTTCACGGGAGAAGGCACCGGACGGAAGATTTGAACGATCTATCATTACCGGTATGATAGTCAGCACGGAATTCCTGCAGGGCATTCTCCCAATTTATCAGGAGGGCTGTCTTAGAATTCCTTTTGCACAGACGGTTGCTCGCTGGGTTTTAGATTATTATAAAAAATATCAAGTTGCTCCCAAAAAACAAATTGAAGATATTTTCAAAGACCAAAAGGACAGCATCCCTGATCCGGATGAAGCCAAAATGGTCGAAGATTTTCTTCTGGATATTTCCAATGAATATACGAAAAGTGAAACATTCAATGCAAGCTACATTCTGGATAAAGCAGAAAAACATTTCAGAGAAGTTTCCCTTAAAAATCTAACAACAGAAATTAAAAAGGCATTAATCGGAGGTAGAGTTGAAGAAGCAGAAGCTCTTGTGAAAGGCTATACAAGAGTTACTCGTATGAAAACAAAAGGCGTCAATCCAATTACAGATTCAAAAGTTATTGCGTCTGCATTGGACAATTCTTCAGGGGATCTGCTTTTCAAGCTACCAGGAGTTTTGGGAGAAACAATCGGGACATTTGAAAGAGGATGGCTATTTGCCTTCGTAGGGTCTTCAGGAACCGGAAAATCATGGTGGTTGATGCTAACTGCTTTGAGGGCTTTATTTGCTGGATTAAATGTTGTTTTTATCAGCATGGAAATGTCAGAGCGACAAATGACCCGGCGTATTCAGCACTGGATTAATGGACAACCGACAAAAAAATGGGAAGGAGAATTAGAAATTCCTTTTTTTGACAGGCAAGGAAATGTAAACTATAAAACGATTACAAGAAAAAAATTAACAATTCAGAATGCATTGCAAAAAAGTCAAGCACTCAAGAGGTCGGCAATCGTTAGAGGAAACACCTTCAAACTTATTACTTATCCATCCCGTACAGTTACAATGAGTGATATTGATGCTTATTTGTATAATCTTGAACACTATGAAAATTTTGTGCCCGACGTGATTGTCACGGATTATGCAGATAAAGTAAAACCAGATGATACAAGACAGCAAAGAAGGCATCAACTTAGTGATATTTGGGAGGCGCATAAAGCAATGGCACAAAAGAGAAATTGCCTTGTTGTAACAGCCAGCCAATCTAACACAGCGAGGACGGGGAAAGCGATCAAACAAGGGGACTGGGCGGAGGCTATTGCGAAACTGGAATTATGCGACGGAGGGATGGCGATAAATATATCTCCGGAGGATAAAAAGAAAGGCATTATGAAGGCAATGATAATGAAACAACGAGACGATTATTTTGATTTAACGCAAAGTATAACTATTCTTCATCAATTAAAAATCGGAAGGCCTTATCTTTCAAGTCGATTGGCAAGAGAAGATGATTAGGAGGAAATAATGACAACAGAATTGACAGAGGAACAGAGATACAAACTGAATAAGGTTATTGAATTAGTAAATGATAGTTTGGATGAGAGAGAATACAATTTTAAAATAATATCTGTATGGCTAAGTGTTGCGGGAGATTATTGTGAAGAGGTTGCAAAGGAAATAATGGAATGATTAAACCATATTATGAAACAAAATTAGCACAAGAAGGTAATTAAATATAAAATAATACTTGATTTTTATAAAAAGATAAATTATACTTATGTTGAATAGTATAGCAAACAATCAAAATTTATTAAAACCTGAGAGTCTTTATGCGGTGACGCATAGAGGTGTTGTTGCTAACACTATTCACTCTCAGGTTTTTTCATTTGGAGGATTAGACATAAGTAGATTTAAAAGGACGATTCCACCTTTGTGTGCCTGCGGTTGCGGAGAAAAAGTTACAAGGAGTAAATTATCTCCATATATTTGGAATAAGTTTATTACTGGACATAACAATAAAAATAAGCGGTTTTCTTTTGCTCATAGACAAAAACAGTCTATAGGTATGAAAAAAGCATGGCTCAAAAGAACTTCCCTACCAATTACCTATAAAGAAAAACTTTGTCCAATTTGTAAAAAAATATTCTTTGTACCGTTAACTAAAAAAGGAACTTTGTTTTGTTCAATGAATTGCTTTAAGAAGCATTGCTCTATAACCCGTACCGAAAAAAACAATCCAATGTATGGTACTTGTGGAGAGATGTCTCCTAATTGGATGGGTGGAATTTCATTTGAGCCATATCCTATAGATTTTAATGCTAATTATAAAAATAAAGTTAGGCAAATTGATAGCAATATTTGTCAGTTATGTGAAAAAACAGAGGATAAAAAGTTAGATATTCATCATATAGATTATGTTAAGAAAAATATAGAAATTAATAACCTTGTTTCATTATGCAGGAGTTGTCATATGAAAACAAATTATAATAGAAAGTGTTGGACAAATTATTTTAGGAGTAGATTAAATGCTATCTAAGTTTTATTATTCTACAAAATTAGGCAAATTATATCATGGAGACTGTCTTGAGATAATGCCAGAACTTGAGCCTGTGGATTTGGTAGTTACGAGCCCGCCGTATAACATGCGAACCCGGATTTGTAATGGAGAATATACAACAAGGGAAAATTCGGAACACTTCAGTAAAAAATATAAACATTTTGACGATGCCCTTTCAATTGATAAATATTATAATTTTCACAACCTTGTATTGACTGAAATGCTGAGATTGTCCCCGATAGTTTTTTGGAATATTCAAATAGTTACCGGAAGTAAAGAGGCTATTTTTAAACTTATTGGAAATTTCAACAAAGAGATAAAAGATATTATTGTTTGGGACAAAGGTTTTGGGCAACCAGCGATGCATGAAGGCGTTTTAAACAGAGCCAGTGAGTTAATTCTTATATTAGAACGAAATGCAACAGCCGGTCGTCAATTTAATAAAAGTTATTTTGGTAGGGGCACAATGCAGGATATATGGCGCCTTGGGAAAGGGAAAAGCCTCAAAGAAAATAAAGCCTGTTTTCCTGTAAACCTTGTAATGAAAATATTAGAGGGCTGGACTTCCACAGATGCCGTTATTTTAGACCCCTTTCTCGGCTCCGGTACAACAGCAATAGCCTGTGAACGCCTTCATCGTAGGTGGATTGGCATTGAAATCGGCGAAGAGTATTGCGAGATAGCTGCTAAAAGAATTGATAAATTACAAACTCAAGATAACAGAATTGATAATCCAAATATTGAAAAACAGGGATTATATCCGTATTTATAAAATATTTTATAAAAATAACGAAAATCTTGTATAATAAAAATTATGAGAATAAACAAAACATTTTATCCCACTCCACAAAGCTTAATCAGGAAAATGGCTGGTAAAATACAGAATACAGGAGCCAGAACATATCTTGACCCGTCAGCAGGTAAAGGGGATATAATTGATTTTTTTAAAGGTGGATATAGTTATCGAATAAATAGATTTGATGCTATTGAAATTGATAAAATATTGCAGGCAACATTGAGAAGCAAAAATATTAGTGTTATTGATTCTGATTTTTTGACTTTTGCTGGAGCCGATAAATACGATGTAATTATTGCAAACCCACCATTCGACGAGGGCGACAAGCATCTTTTGAAGGCCATTGACATTATGTATTGCGGAGAAATTATTTTTCTTCTCAATGCTGAAACTCTAAAAAATCCTTATTCTAATACCAGAAAATTGCTTGTTAAAGAGCTTGAGAAGCTTAATGCAAGTATTGAATACATTTCAAACGCCTTTCTTGGTGCTGAATATAAAACACCTGTAGAAATAGCTCTTATACACATTAAAATTGAAAGACAGGTTGAAGATGATCTTTTTTCTGGAACCAATAATCTGGCATCTGACACACAAGAAAAAATTGACACTAATAACGAAATTCAAACTCAAGACAAAATCAAAAATATGATTGATGATTTCAATAGAGTTATAAAAATCGGAACTGAGACTCTTGTAAATTACTATCAGAATTACAATCATATATCGAAATACATTAAGATTGCTAATCAAGATGGTAAGGCAGATTCAAACTATTATACAGAAGATGTAACTTTAACCCGAATTATGCAAGCCAAGCTCAATCAGTTCTTGCAAGAAGTTAGAAAATCCTACTGGCCTAATGTTCTCCAGCTTGATGATATTAAAAAAAGACTTACAAAGAAAAAAAGAGATGAGTTTTATTATCAAATTGAAAAACAAGCATATATGGATTTTACAGAATCCAATATTAAACAATTTATTATCAATTTAATTAATGGATATGAAAAGACATTGACAGAAGCAGTAGTCGATCTATTTGATGAATTTACAAAAGAATATGCCTGGGACAAAGAATTACATAATGGAAATGTTCATTATTTTAATGGCTGGAAAACAAACAAAGCATTTTTTGTAAATAAAAAAGTAATTTTACCATATTACAATTTTATAGGATGGGCAGGTCAATGGGAGGTGACTTATCAAGATCAACCTAAACTACACGATATTGATGTCGTTATGAGTTATTTTGATGGAGGAAAGAAATATGAATCAATTGAAAAATCATTAAAGGCAGCTTTTGAACAAGGCAAAAATAGAAAAGTATTGTCAACTTTTTTTGAAATATCAGTTTACAAAAAGGGAACTATTCATTTAACTTTTAGAGACGAGGATATCCGACGCAGATTTAACATTACAGCTTGTAAGGGTAAAGATTGGTTGCCTCAAGATTACGGATACAAATCTTTTGAACAGCTATCTTTTGATAAACAAAAAATTGTTGAATCTTTTGAAAATAAAAAAATCTATAATAAGAATATTGGAAACTGTTCTTTTAGAATTACAGCGCCAAAGAACTTATTGTTACCAGAACCAGAAATCAAAAAGAAAAAATTTACAAGGAGAAAATGAAATTAAAAGATAGGATGCAAAAAATGATAGATTTTGACAGGCAAGGGGATAAATTATGGAATGAAGGTTGTCGTCTTGATGCTCAACATAAGCTTGGTGCAGATTCTTTAAAAGCAAAAGCTAATAGTCTTTATGCAAGGTCAAATCAATTATATTATGCAACAACTACAAAAGAACAAGAACAAATTAAAAAACTGTTACCCAGATATTAATTTAATAAGGAGAAAATAATGCTAAGTAAAAAAGAATTATGGGAAATGGATTTTCAGGAATGGAGAGAAACAGTAACAGAGCAATTTGAAAAAGGATATGGAAAATCATCTCAAGAAGCTTATGAAGAATTTTGCAAAAGTAACCCTGATAAAATTAAAGATATAGATATAGAAATATTTTTAGGAATTGAAAAAGATAAATATGAGGAAAATATTCATTGTGCCGTAAGACAGGGAAAACCCGTTCCAGATAATATTCTAAAGTTGTATCCTGGAATTGAAAAAGAAAAACCAGAGCTCATTAACATAAAAATAAACAGAAAAATATTACAAAATGCACTTACAAATATAAAACCTATTATATCGGGACGACATACTCTTGCAATATTATCGTCAATTCTTATATCAGTCAAAGATGATAATACAATTGGAATATCAGCAACAAATCTTGAAACCGGATTTCATGGTATTTATCCCGCTAAAGTTATAACACCAGGAGAAATAACAATTCCGTATAAAGAGTTGTTAAATTTTATTTCAAAACTGAAATCAGAAGAAATCCATATAACTGAACCAGAAAAATATCAAGTAACTATTTCTGATGGCTCTGCAACTTGCAATATTGCCTGTATGGATGCAGAAGATTTTCCGATTTTGCCTGAAGAAATGAATTGCAAAAAGATAATTGAAATTGACGCTCTTGTATTCAAAAACATGATTGCCAAAGCAATTGTTATCCATCCTCAAAATGAAATAGACAAAAAAAGAATGCATATTGTAGGAGCTTTTTTCAAAGCTATAAAAAAGGGGAAACAGGCCTTTTTGCAAATGGCATCAACAAATGGAGGAGTTCTTGTTCAGACAAATGAAAAAATCAATATTATGAGAAAAATAAAAAAAGAGATAAAAGAAGGTGGCTTGATTCCAAAAAGTGAATTATCAAAATTGAGCAGAGCTTTTTTAAGCAAAGTTAAAAATAAGAAAATGACAAAAAGAAAAAATAAAGGATTTGAATTGTTTGAATCCTCTTCTGAAAATGTTATTTCTTTAACAATACAGGGCAACTCTTTCATAGCCCAAAAAGAAAATGAAACAATTGCAATAAGATTGCTGGAGGGAGATTTTCCTAATTATCAAGATATAATTGATAGAGATACAAATAAATTTCCTATAATTGCTGACAGAGAAGTATTGTTAGACGCCATGAAACAAATGGCATCTATGCAAAACAGCAACTATTACAGAATGGGGATAAATATTGGAACAAATGTTTTAAAAATGATTTTCATAAATCCAGATATAGGAGAAATGAAAAAAGACGTTGTTGTTCAATATAATGGAGATGATTTAGAAATAACATATTGTCCAAGTCAATTTGTCGATTTTCTCAGTTTGATGAAAAGTGATATAGTTAATTTGGATATTATAAATATTGAAACTCCTTGTCTAATTACAGGAGATCAAGACAAAGAAACTATATTTGTGATTATGCCGTTTTCTTAGATTAGTTTTTTAAAAATGGGAACATTATTGTATAATAGAAATATAATAGAAATATATGAATTCAATCAAAACAATAAAAGGGAGAGACAAAAATGGGAAAAGATGAAATAACTAAAAAAGTGCTGATTGCGGTAGCCGAAGACTTAAACAAAGTCATGGGGCTTGATCCCGCTATTGAAGTAAACAGGCAAATTACTAATGCAAAGATTGAAAAGGATTTGATCGAGGCTGCAAAGGAACTTCTGAAAGATGATGAAATTACAGATAAAAGTAAAGAGGTTTTAATTACTCTTGGGGTGGAGTTGCCGGGGAAAGTTGAAGAAGCTGAGAAGGAATCCAAAGTTGAACCTAAGGCCGAGCCCAAATCAAAAAAGGTGGATAAAAAGATTGAAAGTGAAAAGCCTATCGAAAAGCCTATTGAAAAGAAAGCTGATACTAAAAAGAAGCTCAAAAAATATACACGGGTACAGGCTTTTTGTGATGCCCTTGATAAAGAGCCAAAGACAATAAAGGAAATGGCACAAAAAGCAAAGGATTTATACGACAAGGCAAATCCAGGGAAAGAAGAATCAAAACTTTCATATATTCAATGGACAATAGAAAAATATTACATTGTTCCGTTTGTTATTTTGGGATTTGTTGAGTTAAAAGATAAAAAATATTCTTTGAAATAAGGAAAGGGGACAGGAAAGACGATGCCAAAAGACAATACACGAAGACTAACCCCTTTTCTGGATGTCCCTGAATGGTGGGAAAAAGATTGGCAAGATATGCCAGAGTTTATTCAAGAAGATCAATCTTCATATAAATCTGTTATTATTCACTTTGAAAATAAACAAGATATGAAAAAATTTGCGAAATTGATAAAACAAAAAATTACATTTAAAACTCAATCAATTTGGTATCCGAAAGTAGAAAGAGAACCATTGATAAATAAATTATATATTGATGAAAAGCAATGAATCCACAATATCCAATTTACATAATTTCAAAGGGCCGATGGAAAAGCAGGCTTACAGCAAAAGCATTAGAAAAAATAAATGTTCCTTATCATATTGTAGTTGAACCACAGGAATATGATCAATATGCAAATGTTATTGATTCTGACAAAATATACACCTTGCCTTTCAGCAATCTCGGCCAAGGTTCAATTCCTGCCCGTAACTGGGTATGGGCGCATTCAATATCAATAGGCACAAAACGACATTGGATACTGGATGATAATTTAAGGGTTTTTTATAGATTGAATCAAAACCTAAAAATAAGGGTATCTTCTGGTTCAATTTTTAAAGCCGCTGAAGATTTTGTTGATAGATATAAAAACGTTGCCATTTCAGGGTTTAACTATGAATTGTTGGTTCCACGAAAAAATAAAGTTCCCCCATTTTATTTGAATACCCGTATTTATTCCTGCATTCTTATTAAAAACGATATTCCTTATAAATGGAGAGGAAGATATAATGAAGATACAGATTTATCAATACGAGTTTTAAAAGATAAATGGTGTACTGTTTTGTTTAATGCTTTTTTAGCAGATAAAATGCCAACGATGATTATGAAAGGCGGCAATACAGATGAATTGTATCAAGGAAATAATGATGTAAAAAAAGAAGACGATGGACGTTGGAAAATGGCAGAATCATTAAGAAAGCAACATCCTGATATTGTTAAAATAACACGAAAATGGGGACGATGGCAACATCATGTTGATTACCGACAATTCAAACACAATAGATTGATTAAAAAAGAAGGGATAAAAATTCCAAAAGGCATCAATAATTACGGAATGAAATTAGTAAATATAAAATAATATAAAGGAGAATAAATAAATGCCAAGAAAAAGAACAACAAAAGAAATAAATATTGATACAATCAACAGAGAAAAATTAATCGAAGTATTAACAAAAGTCAAACCAGGATTAGCTTCACGAGAAATTATTGAGCAATCTTCTCATTTTATCTTTGAAGAAGATAGAATCTGGACTTACAATGATCAAATCGCAATTAGTCAAGGATTCAAAAGCCATCTTGTAGGTGCTGTCAAAGCAGATGAATTTTACAAATTACTTAACAAACTGGAAGATGATGAATTGTTGATTGATACACAAAAAGGAGAATTTTGTGTTCAGGGTAAGACAGTAACGGCCAATATCAAAATTGATTCTGACATCAAACTTCAGCCTATTCAAGCGCCCGGAATTAACTCCAAAGATTGGCAAGCGTTGCCAGAAGACTTCAATAATTCTATTTCATTATGTCTTTTTTCAGCCTCCAGAAATATGATTCGGCCTGAGTTGACTTGCCTCTATGTTACTGGCAAAACAATTTTTTCAACAGATACCTTCAGAGCGACGAAAAAAGAAATGAAAAGCAAAGTCAAAACAGATTTCTTGCTTCCAGCAAACGCAGCAAAAGAACTGGTCAAATATAATGTGTATAAAATCTTTACCGAGACAGAAGGCTGGCTGCATTTTACAAATAAAGAACATACGATGTTTTCTTGTAGAGTATATGCAGATATAAAGTATCCTCAGAAAATATGGGACTTTTTTGATATTAATGGTAAAGAAATTAAATTGCCAGATTCATTTGAAAAGATTATAAACAGAGTTTCTACATTAGTGGATTCTGATTTTGATTTAGACAGGTTTATTACTCTAACGATTAAAGCAAACAAACTTATTTGCTATGGACAGGGATCTTGCGGATCTATATCTGAAAAGGTTGATATTGATTATGGCAGAAAAGAAATCAGTGTAAAGGTACATCCAACCTTCTTAGAAGAAATTGTCAAGCAACTTAATAGTGTAATCATTGGGGAAAGATTGCTCTTTAAAGGTAAAGATTTTGAACACGCTATTTGCCTAAGTAATTAAAACAATTTCTTGACTTTATTCAAATAATAAAATATACTTATATTGATTAAAATGATAATGAATAATCTAAATAACTATAAGCCTGAGAGCCTTTATGCAGCGATGCATAAAGAAGTCATTATCGACTTTAATCACTCTCAGGCTTTTTTATTTGGAGAATCCAACATGAGTAGATTTAAAAAAGAACAATTCCCCCATTGTGCGATTGTGGATGTGGAGAAAGGGTCAAGTGGGATAAATGGAAAAGAAAATGGAATAAGTTTATTTTTGGTCATCGGGGTAGAGTTAAAAGGCCTTCTGACTCAGAAGCCCCGCTGTGCAATTGTGGATGTCAAAAGCAAGTTAAATGGTGCAAACATAGAAAACAATGGAATAAGTTTATTTCTGGACATCAAAGCAGAAAAGAAAATAATCCTATGTATGGAAAAACAGGAGCAATGGCAGGTAGATTCGGAGAAAGTCATCCCATGTTTGGATATAAATATACAGAGGAACAATTGAAAATTAAATCTGAATCTATGAAGGGAAGCAAAAATCATTTTTATGGCAAGTTCCATTCCTCCATAGCAAAAGCAATTATAGCCAGGTCACATGAAGGCATGAAGATGACAATTGAAACAAAAGAAAAACATCGTAAATTTATGACAGGAAGACAACATGCATTGGGCCTTGTTCATACTTTTGAACAGCGGGCAAAATGGAGTAAAGATCGTAAAGGAAGCAATAATGTTATGTATGGTAGGATTGGCCCTTTGTGTTCTGCTTGGAAAGGAGGCATAGCCGCTGATCCCTACTGCGATGTTTGGTTAGATAAAGAATACAAAAAAGATATAAAAGACAGAGATAATAACGAATGCCAAAACCCTGATTGTTGGAAAAAATGTAGTCATTTACCATTAACAATTCATCATATTGATTACATCAAAAAGAATTGCGATCCTTGGAATTTAATAACACTATGTACAAGTTGTAATTCAAGAGCAAATACGAACAGAACAAAATGGATTAATTTTTATCAGGAAATTATGTCTGAAAAATATGGGTACAATTATAATGAATAACAAAAACTTCTCTCATTTACATTTGCATGATCAATTAAGTTTATTAGATGGATATGGAAGTGCAACCAAATATATTGCAAAAGCGAAAGAACTTGGATTTAATTATATAGCTCTTACAAATCACGGGAATATAACTGGCTTAATAAAATGGCAGAAAGAATGTAGAAAACAAAATATTCATTCTGTACTTGGAGCAGAATTATATATTGTTCCTAATTTTCAAATCAAAGAAAAAAAAGAAAAAAGAGGGCACATAACAATTCTCATCAAAAATAGAAATGGATGGGCAAATCTTTGTTATATGCTGACCATTGCAAATCTTGAGGGATTTTATTACAGGCCAAGAATAGATTACAATCTTTTATTAAGTCATCTTGATGGATTAATAATTATGACGGCTTGTGCGGGCTCATTTCTTAATTTGCCAAAATCGGAAGAATTTTTATTTCAATTATATAATAAAATTCCTGATAATTTATACTGGGAAATTATGCCCCATGATATTCCCAGTCAACATACTATCCATTCCAAAATCAAAACGTTATCTAAAAAGTTTTCTAATATTCAATTTTGTGTAACAAACGATTGCCATTGGATAAATAAAGATGACGCTGAAGCTCAAGAGATGTTACTTGCAATTCAACAACGAAAAAAATGGGATGATCCCAAAAGATGGAAATTTGGATTTGATGGCCTTCATTTACGAACAGCAGACGAAATGATTGAAGCGTTTCAAAAGCAGGGTGATTGGTCGGAAAATATTATTTTAGAGGGAATGAAAAACACCATCAAGATTGCAAGACAGTGCTTTCAATTTAGAATTCCAAAACAAGAAATATCCTTACCAAGAAGTCCTTTAGCACAAAATGTAAAAAACGAAGCTGTTTTATTAGATGCTATATGCAAGGAAGGATACGAGAAAATATTCGGAAATAATGATTGGCCTCAAATTTATAAAGATCGGTATCTGGAAGAGTTTAAACTGATAAAGAAAAAACATTTTATACGTTATTTTCTTATTGTTTATGATTTAATTAACTGGGCAAAAGAAAACAACATCATGGTAGGCCCTGGAAGAGGGTCAGCAGCAGGATCTCTGATCTCTTTTTTAACAGGGATAACGCAAGTAAATCCAATTGTATTTAGTCTTTCATTTTCCAGATTTATTAGTGATGATCGTATAGGTCTTCCTGATATTGACATTGATTTTGAAAAGCGTTTCCGGGGCAAAGTCGTCAAATATCTTGAAGATACTTACGGTAAATATAATACTTGTGGAATTTCGACAATTGGAAGTATGAAAAGTAAGGCTGCAATCAGAGATGTCTGTAGGGTAATGAATATTTCTATAAATGATACTAATTCTTTTGCCTCTTCCATTTCCATGTGGAATAATGAAAAAAATAGTAGTGCTATCCAAGCATCTATCGACGGTACAAAAGAGGGCAAATATTTTTTTAAAAAGCATCCTAATGTTACTAATTTAGCCTTGAAATTAGAAGGACAAGCAAGACAGGCTGGAGTTCATGCCGCAGCTGTAATTATTTCAAAAGAAGACTTAAGAAAAAGCGATAGATGTGTTCTTGAAAAAAGAAATGAAAAAATTGTTTGCAACTGGGACATGGAAGACTCGGAAGATCTTCCAGGGTTGATGAAACTGGACGTGCTTGGCCTTTCTACTTTGTCTGTATTGTCAGAAGCAAAACAACTAATAAATGCAAAAGATAATTCAAGAGCTTTTTATCATTGTTTAGAATCAGGAAAGTACTTATTTCTCAAAATTATAGAAAGGGAATTCGAGGAAAAATATCTTGATTACAAACAAATAGAATTTGATTATAATAAAATCCCATTAGAAGATGAAAAAACTTTCAAAATGCTTTCTGATGGCAATACATCCGGTATATTCCAGTTATCAGGTCATGCCTGCACCGCCCTTTGCAGAAAAATGAAAATTCATTCGTTTGAAGATATTGTTGCGGTAGTTGCTCTTGCACGGCCGGGGCCGGCAGACAGCGGAATGACAGAAAACTATGTTGCAAGAAAACATGGTGAAACATGGCGTGAAAAGCATCTTGTGTATGAAGAAGTAACAAAGGATACTTACGGATTGCTTGTTTATCAAGAGCAAGTAATGCAAGTTATTTCAAAAGTTGCAGGATTAAGTGAATCAACAGCGGATAAAATCCGTAAAGTAATTGCTAAAAAAAGAACGGCAAAAGATTTTGATCCTTTCCGAAAACAGTTTGTACAAGGCTGCAAAAAAATGAAAACTCTCTCCAAAAAAGAAGCAGAGGATTTTTGGGAAGGACTTTTAAAGTGGTCAAGCTATGGATTTAACCGTTCTCATGCTGTTGCTTATGCATTGATCGCATACTGGACAGCATATTTGAAATCACATTGTCCTAAAGAATTTTATGCAGCAAGTTTAACTTTCGGAGAATGGAATGAGAAATCAAGAGATGAAAATAAAAATAAAAGTTCACTTTTATCAGAAATCAGGCAAGCAGGATATACAATTATGCCACCGAAAAGGAAACATTCGGATGCAATTAAATGGCAATTTGTCAACAATACGATTTATGTTCCTTTTGCTGAAATAACAGGTGTTGGTGAAAATAGTGCAAACAAATGCCTTGAACCAGCAAAGCAAAACAGATTACAAGGATTTTTTGGTGCACAATATGATACCAAAAAACAAGATACCAAACTAAATAGATTATTGGAAGAATTAAAAGTTGATGACCCAGAAAAAATGTCTTCTGCAAAAGCGCTATCGAAATATCTTCCTCATATTGATTTCAAAGGAAACGAAACAGAGAAATATCCAAACTTGGAAAAGGTAATCTGCTCTTCCATTCCCGATCATTTAGACTGGTTTTTGAAATTAGAAAATATTAATCCTGCATTCGATATTCCAAATCAAAATATCATTCGGCGAAAACGATTTCGTCTTGAAAAACAAATTATTCAATGCAATGGTTGTAATCTGAGAAAGCAGGTTAAAAAAAGACCTGTATTGTCTTCTATGGGATTATACAATGTTGTTATTTTGTTAGAAGCTCCTGGAAAGCAAGAAGACAAAGAAAGCAAAGGGGCAGTGGGGAAGGCAGGGCAGGTATTATGGGAAGAGCTTGCAAAATATAACTACAATAGAAGATTTTTTCATCTGACAAACTGTGTTCATTGTTGGCCTTCTCAATCCAAAACCCCTTCTTACATAGAAATCTCTGCGTGCTACAAATGGCTGCATTATGAGTTAGAACAATTAGAATGCAGGTTGATTCTGGCCTGTGGCAATATTCCATTGTATACCCTGACGGGTAGAAAAGGAGGTATTACAGAATTAAGCGGCACAACCGAATGGGTGGAAAATATAGGGGCATGGATATGCTTTTGTGTTCATCCATCAGCAGTATTGAGAAATGAAAAACAGAATTTGAAACCTTTCCAAGAAGGGATAAAAAATTTTATAACAAAATTGGAGTTATTGAAATGAAATTAAGAGATAAAATTGATAAACGACTAAATGATACTTTTTCAGAAAATCTTTTATTATTTTTAAATAAGAAATTTCCTGATGTAAAATTTGAGAGCTTTTTTAATATGTTCTCTATGCGACGCCAAACAACATGGGATAGCCTTGATGAAAAGATTTGTGCTGATATTAAATTGGTGATAGAAGGATATGAAACAGCATATTCAGATGCAAGGCGTATTATTTATGAGGAAAAATAAATGGATGAAATAGCAGAATTTGTAAATATTAAGTACGACAAATTTATTCGATCATGTGAAAATTCATGGCTTGTTGAAATAGATGAGCAACGTTGTTATTTCCCATTTTCATTATGCAACCTGGATGAAAAATCAAAAGTTATTTTATGTCCAAAATGGCTAATTGAGGAAAGGGAATTAGAAAAATATATCGATGAATAAAAATGAAAAAGGAGAATGAAAATGAAAATGAAAATGACAAGAGATAAGGTTTTAGAAATGATTAAAATTGAACTTGGTTATACCGATATAAATAGACCTGCATTTCACTCAACCCACGAAGGCTATGGGGTTCTGAAAGAGGAAGTTGATGAATTATGGGGTGAAATCAAAGAAAGTAAATCCTTTGATATGGCGAATTTTTTGATGGTCAATGAGGCCGTTCAAGTAGCAGCTATGGCAATTAAATTTATTGAAAATTTGTACTACATGGAGAAATAACAGATGAAATCAAAAATACAACAAGTACAGGAAATGATATCTGAAGAATGTAGAAAGATTGAATCTATTCTTTTGCAAAAAAATAAAGAGTATGGAAATTCTGCGATTGAACCTCCTCGGATTTTTAGTTCAGCAAGTAACATGGAACAAATTAATGTCCGAATTGATGATAAGTTATCCAGAATAAAAAACAGAGACCATAAAGACATTAAAGAAGATACGGTTACAGATTTGATCGGATATTTGATTTTGAAAAAAGTCGTACAAAGAATTTTAAAAAACGAGGAAGACATTGTATAATAAATAAAAAGGAGAAAATAAAAATGAGATTAATAAAACCAAGTCATAAGATTTTATTTATTTCACCGAAGCCGCTTGAAACAATTGAAGCGGCAGGTCGAACCTGTTACAAATCAGAGGATAAAATAACAAAGGGAAGTGCTGAGAAGTTTGTTAAGATGGTAATGAAGAGAGGACATCTTTCAGTAATCGAACACGCTTTTATGTCAGTGCGATTCGTTTGTGATAAGGGAGTCACTCATGAAATTGTAAGGCATAGACTGGCTGCTTACTCTCAGGAATCAACAAGATATTGTAATTACAAAGGAGGAGTTACTTTTATTATTCCTCCTTGGTGTAAAGATTTAGGAGTTGCCGAGTATAAGTTTGAAGATCCCTCAGAATTGCTTTGTTCTCCATCTAAGATATGGCTTAATGCTATGCTAACAGCAGAGATAGATTATATTGATCTCCTTGAATTAGGCTGGTCTCCTCAGCAAGCTCGTTCTGTCCTTCCCAATTCTCTTAAAACGGAAATTGTAATGACGGCCAATGTTCGAGAATGGTTGCATGTTTTTAAGCTTAGAACTTCAAAGGCTGCCCATCCGCAGATGAGAGAATTAATGCTACCATTATTGAAAGAGCTAAAAGAAAAAGTTCCGGTAATCTTTGATAATATAAAAGGAGAATAAATAAATGTCTTTATATCATAAATACAGACCTGTAAGTTTTTCTGAAATTATCGGTAATGAGGCAACTGTAGAAGTGGTGCAAAATAAAATTGAAAACGAAGATTGCCCCCATGCAATATTGCTGCATGGGCCACGAGGTTGTGGAAAAACAACTATTGCCAGACTTATATCATCAGCGATAAAATGCAAAATTACATCGGGTGATTTCATAGAACTTGATGCGGTACAATGTGGAAATATTGATGTAGCAAGACAAATTAGACAGAATATGCATTATCTTCCATTTGAACCGGGTTCTAAATGTCGAGTTTGGCTTATTGATGAAGCACATGGATCTTCTCCTAAATTTCAAGAAGGCTTATTAAAGGCGCTGGAAGATACCCCTTCTCATGTTTATTTTATTCTTTGCACTACAGAACTAAGCAAAATTATTCCGACTGTTAGATCAAGATGTACTCATTATGAAGTCAAATTATTAAAAGACGATCAAATTAAAGAACTTTTGGAATGGGTTTTAAAAGAAGAAGAATGCGATATTGCAAAAGAAGTAATTGAAGAGATAATTGAATCTTGTCTTGGTTCTCCCCGTGAAGCTCTGGTTACATTAGATAAAGTAATTGATTTAGATTCTACGGGCAAAATGTTGGATGCAATAGGAGAAACAGAGCTAAAAAAAGAAGTTAGAGAACTTTGTCAAGCCATGCTTAAAAATGCATCTTGGAAAAAGATATCAGAGATCCTGAAGGGGTTAAAAAGCAGTGAACCGGAAAAGATAAGAAGAGCTGTTATTGGATATATGTCCGCTGTATTGCTTAATGGTGAAGATGCAAAGGCGGCCTTGATATTAGATTGTTTTAGTGTTTCAATATTTCAAACGGGTTTTCCAGGAATAGTATTAGCTGCTTTTCAAACTTTAGATTAAAAAATAATCCTTGATTTTTATAAATAGGTAAATTATACTCATGTTGAATCGTACAATAATAATTAATTCAAATAGCAAGCCTGAGAGTCTTCATGTAGTAATGCATGAAGGGGTTATTATTGACCCGATTCCCTCTCAGGCTTTTTTATTTGGAGGATTAAACATGGGTAAATTTAAGAGAACAATCGGGCCGCTTTGTGCCTGCGGTTGTGGAAAAAGAGTTACATGGGCATATTGGCGTAATGAATGGAATAAATTTTTGTCGCAACATCATTCAAGAGGTAGGAATTTTAAGGAACGCCCTTCTGATTCAGAAGCTCCGTTATGCGCTTGTGGGTGTAAAGAAAAAGTTAAATGGAACAAATATAAAAACCAATGGAACAAATATCTTTATACTCATCAATGTAAAGGCAAAAATAATCCAAGATATGGAGAAGATAAACATAAAAAAGAAAAAGATAAATCAGCCCCAATTTGCGAATGTGGACTATGCAATAAAAAGACTAAATTTAATAGATGTACCGGAAAATATAATCGATTTGTTGATGGGCATGAAAGCAGAGGAAAACACAATGGAAATTGGCAAGGAGGAGTAACAGCAGAACCATATTGTGATGTTTGGTTAGATAAAGAATATAAAAAGAATATAAAAGACAGAGACAATAACAAATGCCAAAATCCTGATTGTTGGGGTAAATGCAATCATTTACCTTTAACTATTCACCATATTGATTATATCAAGAAAAATTGTCATCCTTGGAACTTAATAACCTTGTGTACAAGTTGTAATTCAAGAGCAAATAAAAATAGAAAACAACATCAATTATTATATCGGTCTATTATGACGGAGAAATATGGCTATTCTTATCAGTCATTGGATTAATTATGAGCTACAAAAATAACAAAGTATGGCGCAAAAGGCATAATGCAATATGGCAGAAGGGGAAGCAGAGATATTATAAACAGTTTGAAAAAGACGCATACAACAGTCGCCAAAGATACACGATTGATGAAATCAATATGATTATGAACAAGAAATATTCAGACAGGATTATAGCAGAGAAAATCGGAAGAACCATTAAAGCAATTCAGGTTTTACGGGTAAGATTAAATAAGATTAAATAAGATTAAATAATTTTAAAAATAAAAAAAATATTGTATAATATAGTATAAGTAATTTATGGGCACAGAGAGTTCCTATAAAAATCCTGTTAAGATAATACTCTTCGCCCCTTATGAAGGAAGTAGCTCAGTGGTAGAGCACCGGTATTTTTTTACTTTTCGCTTATGGCATATAAAGTTCCTATAAAAATTTGGAACCGGTGGTCGTAGGTTCGATTCCTACCTTCCTTCCCAAACAAAATAAGGCATAGAAGGTTCCTATAAAAATCATTGGCGATATTACCTTCCGCCTTTTAATTGGAGGAAAAAATGAAAGCTTCAATCAGATTGTTCAAAGCATTACCAATTACAGAGAAAAAAAAGAAACAAAATAAAACAATTTTAAAGAAAACCATAAGAAAAGGTTTTATCTTTTCTTCAGAAATCATTGCCAACTATTCTGAAAAAGAGCTTATTCGATCGATTCCAATTATAGCCAAAGAAATAGCTCTGACAGCAGAACAGATGAATAGTTCCTTTCACAAATCATGGAAGAAAATCAAAGAAGCAAGCATTGAACAGCTTGTTATAGAGCAACTAATCCATTACTTTACCGCTTATGATTTTGAGGCATTAGGAATTTATGATAAGGATTCCGTTTACATTCCTAATGAAAAGTTAGAACTTCCAGATAGTGAAGGTATAACGCTTACAGTTATAAGAGGCTACACAAAAGCTGAATTAAAAGAAAAAATACTGGCTTTGTTGCAAACGGGGGTTGCTCTGAAAGAAGATACAATAAATGATGTAATAAATATTGCACTTTTTGTCGACATAGACGATTCAGATATAAGCTCCATTAAGAACAAAGAAACCAAAATTATTCTTTATGATTATTTAGATTTGTTCCCAAGTAATCCAAGCGAGTTTCTGAGATATGTGATTTATAAATCAACAGATAAAACGCTTTTGATCAAAGATAGGGCTACATTGGAGGCGATTAAAGCCAGCAAGAATATATCTGCACTCAAACTATTCAATAAATATAAAATGAAATATGGTCTGGAAAAACTGGCAGAGATATTCAATAGATACAAGCCAATTTTTTTAGCCTTCAAGACCAACAGTGGGCTGTGCACTATTATTAATAAAATCAGAAAGCTTGCCAAAACATATCACAAACCAATGCCTGAAGATTATCTTAATGAAATTACGGCTAAACTCAAGAATGATGTTAAGATAGATATAGACAAGTTAAAAGCAGAGCTTGTTCGAGTCAATTTATTCAGACGAATCCGGCTGGCTTATGCACTAAAATTCCGAACAAAAAGCCCCGAATCTATTTTGTACAGGATAAGAAATGGACAAGGTTGGGCAGAAGATTTTCAATTCAAAAATAAAAAGAAAGCAGGAGAAATATTAAATATTGTGTTGGATTCTATCGTCGATGGCATAAAAGTTAGGAACAAGAAAATCTACATTCCTAAGCATATAGTTTATATGTTGCCAGCAACAGAAAAACAATTTACAGACTATTTTCCTTCGGGAACGTATATCTCTATTCCACGAGATATGATTGTTGGCATTTACTGGGAAAACGTAAATGACAACCGTATTGATCTTGATTTGTCAATGATAAACCAAAATGGTAAAATTGGATGGGACAGTGGGTATAGAACAGAAGATAGAACTGTTTTATTTTCTGGCGATATGACCGATGCTCCAAACGGAGCTTCTGAATTGTTTTATGTGAAAAAGCAGAAGATGGATTCTTATATCTTGTTTGTGAATTATTATAATTATGATGATTCAGTTGAGATTCCATTTAAAATAATTGTTGCAAAAGAAAAGGCCAAGAACTTTGGGCAAAACTACATGGTGAACCCTGACAATGTTCTATCCATTGCCAAAACGAAAATTATGCAGAAGCAAAAGATTTTAGGGCTGTTAACAGTTACAACAAAAGAATGTCGGTTTTATTTTACTGAAGTTAATATCGGAAAATCAATAACCGTATCTGGCAATCCGTTTGTTGAACATAGCAAACAATATCTTTTTGATTTTTATAGAAACACGATTAGCCTAAACGACATATTGGCAAAGGCAGGAAATCAAATAGTACAAGATAGTAAAAAGTATGATATTGATCTGTCTCCTGAAAATTTGGAGAAAAACACCATAATTGATTTATTAATCTAATAACTAAAGAGGAGAAAACAAATGACAGAAGAAAATTTGAGTTTTGAAGAAGATCTAAATATGGATTTGGACAATCTGCACGAGGAATGGCGTACTCACGCAAGTACAAGATACAAATATGCCAGTGAAGTATCTTATCTTGACCGAGTTTTGAAAAAAGTGGGAGAAGAGCTTGCAACTGTAAAAGCCCGCTTAATTCAGGAATGCAAATCTCAAAATGCAAAAGCCACAGTACAGCAAATTGATGCTTTTTGTATTGAAAATGAAACGCATATTGCCGTTAAAGAAAAACAAATTGATGCTGAATACGAATTGAACATGGCAAAGAACGCATTGAAAGCTTTTGATGACCGCAAAAATGCCCTGGAAAATGAAGTCAAGCTATGGTCTGGGAATTACTTCTCTTCTCCAACTGAAGAACGACAAATCGAACCAGGCAAAGACATTGCTGTAAAGAGCAGAGATGAGGCAACGCAAAGTGCAAGAAAAACGATGAATAAAAGGACAAGGAAATAATCAATTGCTGGGATGGTGGAATTGACAAGTGTAGAATGAGATAATATCTTGTTACCTGCTTGTCATTGGATAGACGCAGGAGTTAGGTGTAAAGTGAAGTAATGACTCATGACCCTGCTCCATTGACTACATTGGTCATTGCAGGTTCAAATCCTGCTCCCAGCAATAAATTAAAAAACAAAAAGGAGAAAACAAATGGCAGAAATTACAATGGAAGTTATAAAAGAAATTGAAAAGCAAATTGGCAAACATCTTAAAGATTATCAACCGGAAATAGATAAAGCGTATGAAAAAATGAATGAAGTATCCATTTCTTTATCATGCAAGTTAACCCCGGAAGGAGATAATATCCAGGTTCAGACCAATATCTCTTTTGTCGAAAGCAAAGTGAAAGACAAAGGATTAATCATCATTTAAGATTATGAAAACATTTTTTGAAATACTACAGTGGATTCCTTTTGTAATGATTGCTTTCATTTTGTTTGCAATTGTTATAAGAATAGGAACTAAAATATCGGTTAAAACATTCTTTGAGGAAAAAAGAAAGGAGAAACAAAATGCCGAGAATATCAGCAGAACAAAGACGAGAAGCATTAAGAAAGAGAACGAAAAGAGGAGTTAACGAAAGAGGGCAGCGAGGATTGGGAAAGAAATCAGTACTTGATTTTTCAAAAGCAGGAGATAGAAAAATAGCCAAATATGAAATCAAATCCGGTAAAGAAAGCAACTACATCGACATATTACCTTTTGAAATTACGCAAGATTGGTACAAGAATCTCAGAAGTGTTTCCGGTACGGCAATCGGCTTGGAAGTAGGATTTACAGATTACAAACTGGAAATCCCCGTTCATTATGGAGTCGGGGAAAACAATGATGTTTTTCTTTGCAATAGGCTTGCCTTCGGCAAAAAATGCCCTCTTTGCGAAGAGATGTATGCGGAATGGGACAAAGACGATGAAGAGCAAGATACCAAAAAAATACAGGCTCTTAAACCCCGCTGGAGATGCTTTTACAATATATTTGATTACGATACTCCTGATACCTCAATTATGCTATGGGAGGATGTTTCATATTACCTGTTCGAGGAAATGTTACAAGAAGCAATGGAAACAGAAGATGAAGGGCTCGTAACTTTCAGTGATTTGGAAGAGGGCTCATCTATTGAGTTTAAAGGGAGAGAGAAAAAGCTGGGTAAAAATTCTTTTGTTGAGGCTCATTCAATTTCCTTCCAGCCCAGAGACAAATATAAAGACAATATTCTGGATAAAACTTTTCCTCTGGATAAAATGCTTGTTATCCCAACCTACGAAGAGGTGGCAAAAGCTCATCTGGGAATGGACGATAACGATACGGAAGAGGAAGCTGCAAAAACTCATTCAGAGGAAGTAAAGACAGAAGGAAAAACTACAGGAAGAACCCGCAAACGATTTGATGAAAAAGAAGAGATGGAGACTCATGGGAAAATAGATGATGTTCCTTGGGATACATGTCCTGTCGGAAAAGAATTCGGAGTTGATTGTGATCCAAATGACTCTGATTGTGAAAATTGTGAAGAAGATATTTTTCAGGCTTGTGCTGCAAAGCAAGATGAATTAAAAAAGGAGACTAAAGAAACAGAAGCAAAGGAAGTAACAGAAGCAAAGGAAAAGGATACAAAGAAAGAAAAAACACAAGGTCGAAGCCGTCGTAAATCTGGAGACTCCAGTACTGACGAACCTTCTTCAGGCAGAAGACGGTCGAGGAGAAAGTAAATGGCAAATAATCAAATAAACCCTGAATTAATAGGAACGAGTGAAGCATTGAAAATCGTTCAGGAAATAGGCCAAATTTGCGTTTCATTGCCAACGCTTATCTCATGGATACAGAAATATAATATAGGCAAAATGATAGGCGGGCGGTGGTGGATAAACAAGCAACAATTAACCTCAATGCTAATAAAAGGAAACCCAAATGCAAAGGCGTCGTAGAAAATTATCTGAACAAGTAGAGGAAAGTGCAGGCAAAAAGATTGAAAGAAAGAAAATTGATAATTCAATTCTAATCCCATCAGGAAGCACGATGTTGAATCTTGCTTGTACAGATAATCCCTATGGAGCCTTTGCGCTTGGCAGGATTGTAACTCTTCCAGGAGGTTCAGCCAGCGGTAAAACAATGCTTATGCTCACAATGCTGGCTGAATGCGTCAATGACAAACGATTTGATGACTATGATCTTATTTATGATGACGGAGAAGAAACCTGTGATGGTTTTGATATCAAATATTTATTTGGAAATGGTTTAACAAAAAGAATGATTGCTCCTCAGAAAAATGAAGATGGAGAACCCTTACACAGTGAAACAATCCAGGATTTCAAGGCAAATATTCTGACGAGGACAAAAGAAGAAAAACCATTTATCTATATTCTTGACAGTCTTGACAGCTTGACAACGGATGAGGAATTAAAGAAAGAATATCGGCAGGCACTTATCAAAGCAAAAGATCCAGAAGCAGTAAAAGAACTAAAAGGAAGCTACAAAACAGAGAAGGCGAAAGCCATTGGTGAAACACTAAGAATGATTAATAATCAACTCAAACATACTAAAAGTGCCCTTTTCATTGTCCAGCAAGAACGAGCGAATATTGGCGTTACTTTTGGTTCAAAGAAAACAACCAGCGGTGGCATGGCGCCATTTTTCTATAGTACTCATCAAGTTTGGTTAAACTTAAAAAAATCAATTGACAAAGAAGTCAAAAAACAAAAAAGGAAAATTGGGCATAAAATTATTGCTAAGGTTAAGAAAAATAAAATTACTGGTAAACTAAGAGATGTTGAATTTGATATTTTCTATGATTATGGAGTAGATTGCGTTGCAAGTTGTATTGATTTTCTGGTTTCTGCTGGATATTGGAAGAAAACAAACGCAGGAATTTCCTCCCCTGATTTCGATACTATGAGCAAAAAGAATTTAATTGAAATAATTGAAACCCAGAAGCTGCAAAAAAAGCTACAACAAATTACAGGAAAGATATGGCTGGAAATTGAAGAATCCCTGAGATTAAAGAGGGAAAGGAAATTCAAGTAAATGCCTGAACTCAAACAAATAACTTATCCCCAGCTTGCAAATCTTCGCTTTCAACAATGGGAAAAACAAAATAAAATTTGTCCTATATTAAAACAAAAAATTGAATACAAAGATGCCGTTATAGATCACAAACACATCACTAAAAAGGAAATCCAAGAAAGTAAACTTGGAAAAGATGGAAAAGGTCTTCTTAGGGGCTCCTTACATAGACAAGCGAATAGTTGGGAAGGCAAAGTTACAAATGCCTTCAAAAGATATGGATTGCATAAACTCAATATTTCCTTGCCGGAAGCATTAAGAAATTTGGCAGATTATATTGAGAACCCTCCAATGGAACAAAAATATATTCATCCAAACGAAAAGCCGAGGCCAGAAAAAATCGGGAAAAGGCAATACAATAAGATTTGCAAGCATTATTTTAAAATGTATCCCAAAAGAAAAAAGCTTCCTAAATATCCAAAAAATGGGCGTATAACTAAAGAATTAAAAAAACTTTTAAAAATTGTCAATAATATTGTATAATATAAATATAAAAAATTGCTGGGAAAGTAATGCCAAGAAACAAAAGGAACATAGGTAGCGCCTACTAATACTGGAGTTTCGCTTTGATTGTTAAAGGAACAATCAGCAGAATAATCGAATCCTGCTCCCAGCAACTTATAAAAAGGAATAAGGCAAATGAATGATGAAATCAGAACACAAATAATAAAATTAGCTATAGAATTATTTGAAAATGGCCACGATTTACGTTTAATTCAGGAAGCGGTTTTGAAGCTTTATCCTGAACAGGCGGTTGAAAGTATTGAGCCAGTAGTAATAGGGGCAGTCGAAATGTATGCTTCATTAAGAAAAGCTGTATATGAAGCCAGCGGAGTTGGCTGGGATATAAATGAATTATGCAAAATGACCGTTATGGATTTAATATCTCATTTGGCTACAAATCATGTAAAATTCACTTTTGAAAAACCAAAATAAAGGAGAAACATGAGAGGCAAAAAAGCAAAAGAACTCAGAAAAGAAATTTATGGAACTGATTTTTCTCCAAAAGAAAGAAAATATATAAGGAATAGTAAAACAGGGGTTATTCGTTGCATAGGGCGTAGGCAGCAATATCAACAGTCAAAAAAGAGAGTTAGAAGTCTATGATGACACAAGGTCAAAAATACAGATATAATATGTTTTTAACACAAGCAAAACAAATAGCAGATGAATTTAAAATTGATTTAGAAACTCTGTTTATCATAATGAAAAAGATTGAAAAAATAAAAGACCTTTACCACTGGGCAGAAGTTGAGGACTTCTTTGAATATTATCTTACGGGGATAGACCATGATTAAATCACTCCAAATTCAGAATTTCCAAAGTTGGAAGTCAACAGAATTACAATTTGATCCTGGGGTTTCAGTAATCATAGGCGCAAGTGACAGTGGTAAGAGTGCGATTTTAAGGGCTTTGCTTTGGGGAATTACAAATAAGCCAGGCGGGGAATCTTTCCGTTCAAACTGGGGCGGGGATACTGCTGTTGGCATTAAGCTTGAAAATAAAACTATATCCAGAGAAAAAGGAAAAGAAAATCTATATATAGTTGCTCCTGAAGATTCAAAAAAAATTGAATTCAGGGCTTTTGGAGCAAATGTTCCTGAAGAAATTGAAAATCTCTTAAATATATCTGATATCAATATTCAAAGGCAAATGGATTCTCCTTTTCTTTTGAGTTCATCCGCAGGTGAAGTTGGCCGTATTCTCAATCAAGCAGTAAAATTAGATATAATTGATGTTGCGTTGAAAAATATTGCTCGTATAAGAAAACAAGAACAGAACCTATTGCTCAATGCGCAAAGTACAATTGCAAGCAAACAAGAAGAACTAAAAAAATATGAGTGGTTATCGGATGCAGAAAAGAATATTGTAAATCTGGAAACTATAAGCAATCAAATATCCAAAACAACCGGCCTAATCATTGATTTACATTGTGTTATAGATAACATCTATACAGTTGACCTCTCTTTGAAAAAAACAGGTATAATACTTGCATACAATCAAGATGTAGATAATTTGATCATCTTAGATAAAGAGATTAATGTTCAGATTGATTCTGTAAATAACCTGAATGAGACTAAGAGTAATATTGATGATTTAGAAGTTTCTTTGCAGGCAAAAATACAACTTTCTAATTTTGAAAAACAAGTAACTGATCTGATTGCACTGGATAAAGATATAGATGTTCAAGATGATATGTTTACCAAGCTGGGAGAGCTCCAGAATGAAATAATTAATAACGAAAAAGAAGAAAAAGGCTTATTGAAATTAACAAATTCAGAAAAACAAGTGATTGAATTGATAGAATTACAGCAAAATTTTGTTAAGTTAGAAAGAAAAAATGAGAATTTAAGCGGGCTTGTATATGATATTAATAATCTTGATGAAGAATTACAAAGAAAAATAAAAGACATGTCCAAGCTATCCTATGTCTTTGATAAAATGATGCCGGATATTTGCCCGCTATGTGGAAGAGGAGATTAAATAATGAAAAATCCAAAAGAAAAATTTTTAAATTTATTGTCAAATATAGTTCAAAATTTTGAAGAGGAGACAGGCTGTGAAATAAATAATATTCACTTTGAGAGAATCAGCACAGCAGAAAAGGGAGATTTCTTGCACAAAACAATTATTACAGATACAGACCTGGAAATAAAATGATGCCGGATATTTGCCCGCTATGTGGAAGAGGAGATTAAATAATGGATAACTATAAAGAAATTATCGAGATAGTTGAAAAAATAAATGGAGAAGTCTTTGAACATCTTGAGCGCTTCGGGCTAACATATCCGTTTTTTGAACTTAGAACAGATGGATTTTCAATTATAATAATATTTATGGGATATCATAGGATATGGTTTTCAGATGAAGACGAAAGAGAATTTGATGAAGATAAAAATGAATATGAACCCCTTGAAAGATATCTGAGAAGAGAAGCTCAAAAAATAATTGATCAAATCAATGGTATAAAATTATGAGAAGAACAAGAACTCCACAAACAAAAAAAGCAACAGCTATATTGGCAGCGGATCTCCATATTCGATCTGATGTTCCTATGTGCCGTACAGATGATTATTTAGAAACGCAATTCAGTAAGTTAGAATTCATTTTTCAAATATGTAAAAATAATGAATGCCCATTGCTCGTGGCTGGCGACATTGGAAACAAAAGTCAATGGCCAAACTGGTTATTGGAAAAGGTTATCGCTTTAGTCAATAAATATGAAATTGATATCGTTGGAATCCTCGGTCAACATGATCTTCCAGAGCATCGTTTGGATTATTGGTTGAAAAGCGGGTGCGGAGTATTACATAGTAGCATGGCCTTATTTATAATCCAAGGAGAATTAACAATGGACGATATTTGCACCCTACATCCATTTTCCTACGGAAAACAAATTACGGATGCACAGAGCAAAAAGAAACAGTTGAAAGTTGCAATGACTCATCAAATGGTAATTGAGAATAAGCCGTTGTGGCCAGGCCAGAAAGCGCCAAAAGGAAATGCTTTACTCAAAAAGCTTCCTGGATATAGTCTAATTTTATGCGGAGATAATCACACCCCGTTTGTTGCCGAATATGATGGAAGATTGCTTGTAAACCCTGGTAGCATGATGCGCATGACAGCAGCCCAGATCGATCATAAGCCCAGAGTTTACAAGTGGTTCGCAGATACAAATACTGTTGAAACAGTTTATTTGCCTATTAAAAAAAGCGTTGTTAATAGGGTACATATTGAAGACAAACAAGAGCGAGATAAACGTATGGAAGCTTTTGTATCCCGTATATCGTCCGATATAGAAATTGGTCTGAGTTTTGAGAGCAACTTGGAAGAGTATTTCAACAGCAATCGCACAAAAGAATCTGTGCGAAACAAAATCTGGAGGGCAATGGAAATATGAATACATCTGAACGCTTGATCTCAATGAAGGAAAAAATCGACAAAGCTAAAACAGACATTGAAAGATTGCAGGGGAGGAAAGATCAATTATATGAAACGCTAAAAAAAGACTTTGGATGCAAAACTCTCAAGGAAGCAGAAACAAAACTTGATAAAATGAATAAAGAATTAGATGAAAAAGAAGTCGCTCTGACAAAAGGAATTGAAGGATTAGAGGCAGACTATGACTGGGATTGATATTTTCCGACAAAAGTTGGAAAGAAAAAAGGGATCAAGAAATCAACTTGAAATTGATTTGAAAACGGCCAAAACGGAAGAAGAAAATATCGCTTCTGAAATCATTAATACTGATCAGGCTCAGGCGATAATTCAATTAGTTGCCCAAAAAACGCAAAATGAGTTAAACTACAGGCTCTCAGAAATCGTATCTCTTGCCCTTGCTGCTGTATTTGAGGATCCTTATAAATTGAAATGTAATTTTGTGATCCGTAGAGGCAAAACGGAGTGCGACCTTTTGTTTGAAAAGAACAGAGAATTATTTGATCCTCTTGCAAGCAGTGGAGGCGGGGCAGTAGATATTGCAGCAATGGCATTACGGGTAGCAATATGGTCGTTAACGCAATCTAAACCCAGAAATGTATTAATTTTGGATGAACCATTTCGTTTTCTCTCAAAAGAATATCAAATCAAAGCAAGTATTATGTTAAAGGAATTATCTGAAAAACTGAAATTACAGATCATAATGGTAAGCCATTCCGAATCATTGATTGAAGGGGCAGACAAAGTATTCCAAATTGAAATTGAAAAAGGGATATCAAAGATAGTATGATTGACTGGGAAGGAACCCGACTGGCATATAACAGAGATTACAAAACAAATTATAAAACCCGTAAAGAATTTCTGGAGGCTTTATATTCTAAAATGTCATCTCATAAAATTAGTCAGATAATTTACATTTCTGCGCCTCTAATACTAAAAGCCTTGAAAGACGATGGAATAAAAATATTACCAAAAGGGCACAGACAACCATCAAAAGCAATAAAAGCAATTCTTGCAATCAATACAAAAAATAAAACAAGAACAGAAATAGCAAAAGAAGTTGGAATAACTAAACAATATTGTTGGTATTTAATCAACAAACTCAATTTATCATATAAAAAATTGGCTAAGATTTGAGATCGGAGGACTAAGATGTTAGACAAGGCATTAGCTACTTTTTGTCTGTTATTAATGTTTGCTTTTTCAGCCTATTGTTTGATAAATGTAGCGAAAGAAAATAATACGCTAAGGTACCAGGTTGAAGCTCTACAAACAAAAAACAATTCGCTCAAGCTTCAAATCGAAGATTATGAACGAATAAATAAGATCCTGCCGGCGTTGAGAAAACGGCTTACTCCGCTGGAAAATTTGGAGCTTAATGCGGGGCAGATGGATGAGTTTTCCGTCTATTAACCTGTTATATTTTAAAAGGACACAAACTATGGGGAAATTTATGGATTCTTTGTGTGAGTGTGAGAAAAAAACAAAAAAAGCTTTAGATGATAGCAATGAAACATATATAATTAAAAACCCAGGGTGCTGGCACAGGTTTGTGTGTCCACGGCACGGTAATGTAAAGATATGGAGGGAGTCCACACCATTATGGAAAATACCGTCAAAATTGATAAGAAAAATCAAGTACCATCTTTATTGGAGGATTATGAAGATGGAGAAATCGCTACGTGGATATATACCGAAAAGAAATGGTGGCAGTTTTGGAAACCAGCAATAATTTATGGCTATATACGCTATGTAAGAATAGGAAATATAATGAATATTCAAGGGATTCCGCCATATTTTTTAAAAACGTAATATAACAAGCCGCTGACTTGACCGCGAAAAACAGCGGCAAGTCAGCTAAATTCGTTAGCCATTGGAGATTTATAATGAGAGAACATCCTGGATATAGAGCAAGAAATTTAGATGTTGCAAGAATACATGGTTTAAATGTCGGACTATGCAATATACAAGAACGAATG